TTATAAAAACACCCTTGTAGGCTCTGCCAATATTAGATTCTTCCTCTCTTTATGCCCTCGCTGCACACCATTAAAAAAATCAGATAACCACTCCATCCAGCCGACAAGCGGCTGATGTCGGTCGTTAGGCCCCCTTCAGAAACGCGATCCAGTGCGTTTTCTGCTGCTTCCCGCTGCGGTGTCCGATCAGTGGCTTTTCCGGCGTCAACGCCAGAATCTGCGACACGGGAATCTCGTCTTCGCACCACTTGAATATCAGCGTGCCATCTGGCTTAAGCACGCGGAAGCATTCGGCAAATCCGGCCCTCAACATTCCGCGCCAGTCGCCCTTCAAGGTGCCGTACTTCAAGCCCACCCAGCCGGTGGCCCCATTGCGCTCGAAGTGCGGCGGGTCAAACACGACAAGGGCGAATGTCTGATCGGCAAATGGCAGCGCGGTGAAGTCAGCTTGGTGGTCTGGATCAATCACCAACTCGCGCGAACCGCCCTTGCTCGAAACGTCTGGCAGTGTGTGGCGCTCCCGGCGCTTGTCCACAAACACGGCGCGCGCGTCCTGGCGGTCGAACCAAAACATGCGGCTTCCGCAGCACGCATCAAGCACTTTCTTTTCCTCGCTCACTGCAATCTGCATATCGCTCCTATCCGCATTCGCTTTCTCCTGATTTTCTTGCTTCTCTTTCTCAACTCCCATATAATCTACTCATCTCTTTCCTTTTTCGGCGGTTTAATAACTATTTTGATTAGCGGCCGCGCCTGCCGCACTTTTTGCGTGGTTTCGATTTGGACAATGGCTTGGTAAAATTTTTCCAGCGGCACGGGTTCGGTGAGATCAACGGATACCAGCGCGAAGCCGGTCATTTGTTTGCCGCGGTGATCGATGGCGGCGTAAGGGATATAGGTCAGTTGGGGCTTGGGGTAGCGATCCTGCCATGCAACGTAAGACGAAAAAGCCGTAGTCAGAAACAATATTGCCAACATCATATCCTTAAACAAACTCCTATCCAAAATCGTGGCGCGGGTCAGCCGCAGCAAAATACCGATAATGCGCCGCCAGCCGGGCCGTTTCATTATTTCAAAAATGCTATTAGCGGTTGGCCCAAAAGCCAGCGGTCGAAGTTTTGTGTAAATTCTTTGATTTGCGGGGCAAAAGCGATCAGCAAACCGGCGCCGATATAGACAAAGGCGCATAACAATACGATCAATGTTATTGTGGGCAATCCTCTTTTTTCAAACAGCCAGTCAAAAATATTATTCATACCGTTTCCTTTCTAATGAATTCCGGCAGCGAGTCCGCGTCGATAAGTTCGGCTCCGTCGCGGCGTGTGATCATGCGTAGGTTGCCCAAAACGACGCCCGGTTCCAGAAAACCGTGCCAGCGCCGGTAATTACCCATTTTCGGGTCAATGCAGCTTCGCAACGATTTTCCGCTTTCCAAGTCTTTAAAAAAGACATAATAAAAGTTTCCGCCGTATCGGCTGCGCTTCTCGTCTATTTTCATAATCCGGGCTTCCATTTCGGCCTCCTAAAATCCATAAACAATATTGATGCCGATTACCGTGGCACAAAACAAAACCAGAAACGTAATCATCGCCGCCACGGCGATCTGCAAACTATACTTCGATATTGTTTGCTTGATTTTTGTGATCATGATTTTACCTCGTCCCCGTATTTATCAAGTTGATCCACATGGTAGCGCCGCGCGCTGCCGAAGCCTTTATAAGGAACATTGTCGGCCACCTTGTCATAAAATTCACTCCGGGCTATTCCCAGGTAAGCCGCGGCATCCGGGATAGAAAGCCAAGGCGAAGTGATTTTGATGATTGTTTTATCTGTTTTCTTGATCGTTATTTCGCGCATTTAGTTTTCCTTTTGTTTGCTATGCAAACGTTGACTTTTTATTCCTTCAGGTATTTACTGGGATCAAATTCCGCGTCGTGGATGGCACGGGCGATAGTCACCAGGATGGCTTCGTTAAGCGCTTTTTTCTGTGTGGCGCTCAATTGGTCTACTTTGTTCTTTGTAATACTGGGCACACGGACGCTGATAGTTTCCAGTTTTTTGTCCATTTCGATGGAAAGCATGCAATCATCATGATTAAGGATATTATTATTCATAGTGTCTCCCTTCTTTTTTGTGCTTGTTTATTGGATTGGGTTGGGTGTAAACTATTACTGGATCAAGTTTATGGGCTTTGCAGTATTGCAGATGCTTTTTTAGTTCGCTGAGATAGCGAATATAAGGGGCGGTTGACCGGTAGCCGGATAGCGCCATTGCCAGCGTGTCTTTTTTGCGCAGTTTATTTGCCGGCGTGGCCGGCTGAGTGGTTATTGGGGATGTGATACTTTTTTTTGTTGCCATGACCAGGGGCTCCAATTTTATGTTAATCTTGCAGGGGGACACCAATGAAACGTAGAGACGTTTTTATCCAAATTTTGCATGAAGTCAGCAACAAGCCCAAAGCCGAAATTGAAAAGATGCTGGATGATTGGCTTAAAGCCAACCCCGGGCCAAACAAACTTGACGAAGAAATGTCAGTCGTCGAATATGAACGGGTTCTCGGCGGGTTAAGAAAACAGAAAGAAGGCATCGCGCGCTGGCTCATGAGCGGGAACCTCGACGTTTTGTTGCGTTTTGGGGAACCTCAGGGCCGGGCGTAGTTAATCTGGCTCCGAAATAAAGCTGTAATGATTTGCGGGACGGACGAGATGGTAAACACGCTTTCAAAAATTTTGTCCAATTTGTGGGCGTCATGACCGTGACCTCCGAAACGTTTTTAATGTTTCTCTTGTAAACGTGGCGTTACGTATAACACGTATAAAAAACAAATGTCAAGTAAAAATTTAATAAATAATACAAATATTATTTCCATAGATGAAAGAATCCATGTGCTATGCACAAATGAAGCGATTAATGGTAAAGAATTCGCTAAGTTAGTAGGTAATCTCGCCGTTGTGCGTGTGTTGCGCCGGCAGAAAAAAGAAAGCACAGATAAGGAGTGAATATGAAACTGGTAAAAAGTTTTGTGATCTTTATTGTCGGTCTGATTATTTATACCCTGGCCAAAGAATTATGGCCAGGGTTTGTTCTGCTTCACGCGGCGATCCCGGTGGGCATGATCTGGCTTACCTGGCAGGTCTGGCGCAAGAAGCCGGAAGCGTCCGCCTAGTCTTTATTTATTCGCCAGTGTCAGGCCTTCGGTAAATCCAGCCAGGGCAAAATTAATTTTACCCAGATTGACCTCGATAGGGGCGGTTGTATTTATCTGCACCAGTGATAGCGCGTCCGTAACGGTAAGTCGTATTACCGGGTCTTTAATCTGTTCCAGAAGCGCTTTGGTAGCGGCGGGATAAATGTTTTGCACCACGTCCTGCGCGTTAGCGGGATCTGAAGCCATCGCGATGATGGTTTGGGCGTAGGGCAGGGCCAGGGCGGCCAGTTCCGGATTGTTCTGCGCGATTTTATAGCCGGCCAGGCGGGCGGCAGAAGTGATGATCACTTTCTCCGTCTGCGGTGAGTCGGCAAGCTGGATCGAAGCGCAGCCGCCAACGGCAAATACAAGCAATAGTATGCTTAAAAGTATCAGCCAAAATCTTTTCATTTTTGTATCTCCTTTCTTCTTCTAAGTTTTACGGCGCGGCAAAATGCCACAAAAAGCGCGCCGGGTTATCAGAGCAGAGCGCCTGTTTTGTTTCGCGTGCCAGTTGCTTTGTTTTTAAAAACAGTTCCAGGTAATCGTTGTAGGAGTCGCACCACAGCAGGTTGATCATAAAGTCTGAGCCGAAAAGTATTTTACGCGCCAGCGCCGGTTTATCCGCTATCAGGCGCGCCAGTTGGCGATAGTATTTATCGTTAAAGGCCGCGCAGGAAAAATCAGCGTAGGCGTTTTGATATTGGGTGATAAGCGCAAGCACTTCTTCTTGCCACGCCGTTTTGCTAAACAGAATAAATCTTTTTTTGCTTTGTTTGCCCATGTGGGCGAAGTTGATTTTCAGCGCCGGATAATTTTCCAGGACGGCGCGCCAGCGCGCCGGGTTGGTGAATTCCTGCGCTTCATCGCAGACGTCAAAGCCGCCGTCTGAACAATGCGTCGTGATGGGGATTTGCTTCTTTTCGCAGTAAGCATAAAGATAATCGTTTTTTTGTTTTTCTTCTCTATCCGCGGGCCAGGGATCGAAGCCCAGCGGCGGGTAGAGTTTGATGCCGGCAAAGCCGTGTTTGCCGCCCATATTTTCGTAGAGCGTGGTGCGTTGCCCGTCGTAGTCGCTGAAGTATTCATCCAGCAGCTTGACGATGCCGGCAAACGTGTAGTTTGCCGGATTGAGGCCGAGGAAAGGGTAGATCTCAAAGAGTTTGTATCTTTTTTCCGCGGGTTCGTAGCTGACGCGCGGTATTTTCCCGGCGCTTTCCACCACGCGCAGGGTATGGCGATTATAAAAATCGATGCCGTTGAGCAAATCAAAGGTTTGCTCCGCCACAGGTTTTTGTGCCGGAATGCGGTAGAAGGAATTACTCAGAATGTTTTTATAGCCAAAGTCCATGATCAGCGGGCACAGCACTATTTTGTGGTATGTATCTTCGCGCACATATTGGCTATCGCCGGAGAAAAGATAATTATGACTGACATACGGCGATTGCCGCAGGTAATATTCCAGCACCAGAAAATAATTGCCGATGTCGTTTTCCAGCATGGTGAGCAGATTTTTGATTTTCGTATCCCAGCCGAATATGTCCATGATAGGCGCGGATACCGGCGTTGTCATAAAAAGCAGGCGCAGGTTGACGCGGCTGATAAAGGCCAGAATGTTGGGGTGGGAGAGGTTGAAAGCGTGAAAGTGGATATCATAAAATGTTTTCATTCTGTGCCTCTAGCTCTTTGTTGGTGATGATCAGGCGCGCGTAGCCGTCGTTGGATAGCGCGTCATAGAGCAAATCAAAAAATTCTTTAAAGGCGGCGGCGCTGCGGCCGATCATGTCTTTGCCTTTGGTTTTGCCCACGCCGATACAGCCTTTACTTTCGCGCGCCCAATTCAATATATGGATACGGATACCGTTAAAGTCGGGCACGTTGAGCACCAGCGGCATAGTGCGCTTGTATTTGTCGGAGTGGTTGATAATCAATCGGTAAGTGCCGTAGGGTATGGCTGTTTCGTCCGGGATTTTGATTTTTGCCGACCAGGGAGTAATCGTGCCGTCAGGCTGGCGTTGCCGGTCGGGATCTTCCAGCGTCGTAAAATACCATTTGCCGTCGATATACATATCGCCGATTGTGCTGATATTGCTGTATTTTTCGCGCACCACTTTGAATGTCGTCACGCGCATGGTTTATCCCTTGTATTTGAAATAAAAGCCCAGGGTCATCAGGCTCAGGGCGACGGCCATAAAAAAAGTTAATATTGTTTTGAGGGCGATGGATTTGCATTGCTGGGTCCAGTTAATCCATTCCGTAATAAACTGGTGATGCTGATAGTGCGTTTCCCTGTCTATATAAAACTGTTTAAGTTCTTCTTTGAATGCTTCCTTCACGGCATTTTTGATTATTTCGATTGATTCTTTGTCCATTGTTCCTCCGGTGGGTTAGTAGGTTAGAGGCTTGATAACTCCCAATTCAGCTTTTTCCAGTTCGCGTCTGCTATGGTATTGAGCGCGGTGCAAAAATAGAAATTGGTGCCGTCGTGGCAGATTTCGTATTGCAAACCGGGCGTGCCGTCGATGCCGTCGGCCAGGTGTTCGGCGTCCCAGGTGGCCGCGGTTACTGTTGATTGTGTGACGATGGCGTGGGCGGCCGTTCCTTTAATTTTTGCGGTGATAGTCAATTTGTCGCTGGCGGTTTTCGCGGCGGTAACGTCGGGATGCGCGGGGGTATCCGTTCCATAGGTTGTGCCTTCGCCGGAGGCGTTATTTATCGCGGCCACCAGATTATCGATGGTGTCTTCCGGTGTCGCGCCGATCAGCACGTCGTAGGGTGCTTCGCCAAGTTCACCGCCGGTAAGTGTTCCGCCGGGCCAAGAGGCATTGGTGATGTCGGTAGCCACTTCGATCGCGTCGCCTATGTCGCCTATTTCGTCAGCGGTAACGCGGAAAGTGTCGGCGGCGGCTTTGGATGCCGTTACGGTGGAATGTGCGGCGGTTCCGGTGGCATATTTGACGCCTTCGCCGTCGCCGCCGGTGAACGCGGCCACCAGATTATCAATGCAGCCTTCGGCGGTCAGTTCCACCAGCACTTCATTAGGCACGGCGTCCGCGCCGTTAGCCAGGTTTTCGGCGCCCCAGGATACATCAGTTGCTTCGTTTTCTTCTGTTTCGGTTGTGTCGATCAGGTTGCCGGCTGCGCCGATTTCGCGCGCGGATACACTCAATGTCGTGGCGTTGCTGGCCGTGGCTTCTACGTCCGGGTGCGCCGCGGCTACTTTATATTTTACTCCGTCTTTTTCGGCGGGCGTGTCGCGGTTAATCGCGTCTTTAAGATTGGCGAGGGCCGCGGTGTCGTTGTCGCCGATCAGCACTTCGCCTTCTTCGGGCGTCAGTGCGGTTTTGAATGTATAGGTTTTTTCGCCTATCGTTACGGTATTGCCGTCCTGGATTTTGCTTCCTCCAGCGGCTACGGTAAGCGTGCCGGCGGCTTTCGCTTCGGTAAGTGCGGTAACAAATTCATAGGCAATATCATCCACGGTTACTGTTTCGCCGTTGGCGGCTACACCTACAAAAGTCAGGTCGGCTTTGGCGCGCGCGCCGCCTTCGGCGATAGCTTCCTGGAAGGTATAAATTGCGGAGCCGATTTTGATTGTTTCGTTATCTTCGGCGTTGCCGGTAAAGGTCAGGATTGCCTTTGCGGCCACAGCGTTCACCGGGGTTTTATCGGGCAGGCCGATTTGCGCGCCGGATATCTGTCCGCCGTAGATTATCGCGTATAAGGCCATCAGATCGGGAATAGTTTTCATGATTGGCCTCCTTTAAGAGTAGTTATAAGTGGCGCGGTCGTTCCAGACGGCGTTATAGTCATTGACGCCGTTGGCAAACTGAATCGCCGTGCACAGGCCGGAGGCCGGATCATAGGTTATTTTTTGGATTTGCCATTCTGCGGCGGTTGCGGTAGCGCCGGCGCGCGCGCGGCCGATATATTCCGGGCGGTTGCTGGCGTCATACGCTATTTTGCGTTGCAGATCGGATTCGTCGAAGGGGAAACTTATTGTGTGATTGTTCACCATATTGGACCTCCTGTTTTACGTATGGTTTGGTTTGGTTTCGCGCCCAATAAAAAAAGCCCCGGACTGCCCAGGCGTTAAACGCCTCGCAATCCAGGGCTTTAATTTTTTAGGCCTTGGCCGGTTCATCAGGCCGGCGGCTCTTTTATTTGTGTTAATTAAATCATATTTTCCTCAAAATGCAAGCGTGTTTTGCCGTTTTGCCCGGCGCGCTTCGATGAGCTTATCGCGGTGTTCGCGCAGCATTTGGGCTTTAACTCTTTGGCGCACCTGTTTGCGCGCGGTGGTGATGATCTTGTTCACCAATTCCGTCTTGCGCCAGGCGGGCATTTCCGCCCACGCGGGCGAAGTGACAGAGGCACTTAGTTTACGCCGGGCGATATCGCTGGATGTGTCCAGATAATCCCGGTATTGCTCCATGCTCATTTTGATTGATATGCCGTTGATGTTCATCGTGCGTGCCGGCGGCGAAGATTTGAGTATGCCCTGCGCGGCCATATCCCGCAGCGCGTCATATACCGGATCGTGGCCTTTGGCTTTGGTGATGGGCAGGATGGCGGCGGGGGCCTGTTCGGCGAGATCCGCTTTGGCCTTATCAAAACGGCGGCGGTAAGCGTTTTTTTCCGCTTCGCTGCGTGAGGGATCGGCTTCCACGCGGGCCATTTCCTTGTGCATATCCTGCAGGCGGACGGATATTTGGGCGCGGCTTTGTTCCGGGGATACGGAAACGATATTCACGCCAAACCAGCGGGCGAGTGCCTGCGGCACAGTGACTCGCTTGCCCCAACGGTCTTCCTTGCCCATAATTGCTTTACCTGTATAACCTGCCGCGCCTTGTCTGGTAAGCATAGCGGGCATCCAAGTGTTTACCACATATTCCAGATATTTTGCCGCTTTGATTGGCGCGGGATCAAGCTGGTTGTATATGGGCGTGCCGTAGAAGGGATGCGTGGGCGGCTGGCCGGTTTCGTCGCGCGCGGAAAGTCCGGTATAGAAAAGGCCTAAGAACGGATTGGATATGCCCAAATCGCGCATTGTGCCGCCGGTGTCCAAATCTTTGGCGTTTCTGAATAATTCTAGATAGTTGCCCCAGGGAAAGAAGTATTCCATATTTACCCACTGCCAATGTCCGGCGGGGGATTTCCACGGCAGGATCATCACAGAGCCGGCGTTTTTGATATAGGCGGGTAGCTGTTTTTCCAGGTCTTCCCAATCATCGTCGTCCAGGTCGTGCAGTGCCATCGCCAGCATTTTAGCTGCCGGATAGATGAGCGCGAATTTGGCTAATACCCAGGGCCGCTTGATCAATGACTCGGCGATTAGCGGCGCGATTTTGTATTGGTAGGAAACGAAGGGCACGATTGTTTGGCGCAGCCCTTTGACGGATCGGGAAGTCAGCGAATAATCCATGCCCCATTTCATCGCTTCGATCGCGGCTTCGTCAATACTCGCGCCGGATTGCCGCATCTGTTTGAATATAGCTAGTTTGGCGATATCATCAATGCGGCCGTAATACTTGGCTACGTTTTTGACGGCGGTAAGCACTTTATCCCAGCGGCCGGTTTCGGCTTTGCGGAATTCGTTAAGCACGTCGTTGATTTCCGTGGTGAACCAGTTGGTATTAAACAGGCCCATGCCGAACGCTTCTTCGTATATCTTATCTTGAGCTTTAAATGATTCGATGCCGGAGATAATATCTTTTATTACATTCGGCAGCGAGCGGCCGCGCATGTTCTGCTGAATGATATTGGACACAATATTGCGCACGGCGGTGGGGATGTTCAGCGCCACTTTGCCCATTTTGAAATACGCCATGCCTGCGCGGTGGATTTGCAGCATGGTATTGAATAGCGCGCCCTGGTCGGCGGTGATATCCATTACCGGCTTGAGATCGTCGGCGATTGGCTTCGCCACAAACGCGCCGGCCAGCGGGCCGTAGTGGCGGGTGTTGGGCAGTTCCACATAATCTTCCGGCGCTTTCTGCGCTTTGGTTTGCGCGCGGTCCAGCGCGGCGGTGAGGGCGTCGTGGATTTCTTTCACGTCGGGCGAGGGCGCGGTGCGCATCATTTCGTTGTAGATTTTCACCTGATCAATTAGTTTGCCCACGCTCATGGTAACGTAGCGGCGGGTGCGGCCGTGGATCGGCTCTTTCAGTTTCGCGCCGATGGCGACGCGCACGACGGAGGGTTGCCATACCCATTCGGGATTATTGGCGATCGTTTCCAGAAAATCGAATTTCGCGATATCCGTCAGCGCCTTGCCCATGCCTACCGGCACAGCGACGGAGGCGTCTTCGATCAGGCCCAGCTCGCGGCGTTGTTTTGTCGTCAGGTTTGGATTGCGGGCCAGTGTGTAGGAAAGATCCAGTTTCCCGGAAGGCATAACGCCGATATCTCCATCTTCACCCACGATATGTTTGGCATACATATAGTGAACGTATTTACCTTTGTGTTTGTCAAAGGTTTCCTGCGTGAGAATGCCGCGGTCAACGAGCATTTCGCCGATGATTTCCGTGCGGCGTTTGATGTTTTGCGCCATTTCGCGCGCCTCGTCGGGCAGGTATTCCACCGGGATATCGCCATTGAGATACCAGAACATATCTTTTTTGACTTCCGGCGGGTAGGCGTCAAGTTCCGTTTTCAGTTTGTCGATAAAGCGCACGGCTTTGGCGACGTTACCCATCGCCTGATAGCGGGCGGTGAGCGCCTTGTCGCCGTCGTTAAGCGTCGAGAAGGGTCGCCAGAATTCGCGCCAATGTTTTTTGAGTTTATCGAGCGTTGGTTTTGTTTCGGGGGACATGCGCCCGGTGGTGATTTCCACGGCACGCGATACTTTGCGGCCGGCAGCGGCGGTTACTTTGGCCGTGAGATCTTCCGCCGTTTCGGACACAGAAAGGAATTCGCCAGATGCATAATCCGGCAACGTGCCGTCTTCCCTTTTAGAGCCGGTTCGATCGAGTATATCCAATAGTTTTATTTCCCCGGTCGCGTCGACGAAAAACTTTTTAAGGTTTGCCGCTTCTTGCGGGGACATTATTTTGTCGGGTGTAAATATAATCACAACACTGGCGTTATGTTTTTCCAATGCTTGCAGTATTTCTTTTTGTGCCTCGCCACGGATTTTACTGTAATCGGTAATCGTGAGCGTGCCGGCCAGTTGGTTCTGATTATTGAGTAAGAGCGCGCCGCCTTGCGGTATATAGCGGCGGGCAATGTTATAGGCGTCCACAGTGGAAGATATTTTTTCGTTGACTTCCGCGGCTTCAAATACCCGGCGCGACAGCGGGATGCTGATTTTACTTTCGGCGGCGGGAATTGTGGTTGGGCCATAACCGCCGTCTTCCATGTAGGAAGCGTAATGTTCTTTGGTTACGACCAGGCTGTCCAATAACGTAACGCCGGAGCCGGCCATGAGATTTTCCAGGCGTTCGTGCATCTTTCTGTCTTGAACGGAAAAAGAGGGGTTGCCGGACGGATGATTATGCGCTACAATAATATATTTTGCGCCGGGTGTGTTAAGTGCTTCACCTGCTAAAGTGGATACGGATATCTGCGATTCACCACGCAGTCCGGATGTATGTTGAAAAACATGAATCAGTTTCCTTTTCGCGTCCAGGACAAGAGAAAAAACATTTTCTTCGGGATATTTTGCCAGGTATGGCGCGGCTACTTGCGCGGCATCGCGAGCGGTTGAGATTTTTTTGGATGCGGCTTTGATTGTGCCGGCTTTTTCTCTGCCGACGACGGTAGGGGTAAAACCTTGTATTCCGGGTATTCTCCCTGATGATCTATTATCATCTTCTCCTCGGTTATCGGATATTCGACCATCGGTTGTTTCTCCTTCGGCATAAGGATAAGGCTTTTCCCTGGCGTTGTCAACATCTTTTAAAATATTATTTACCTGATTGGCGGCGGCGGTAAGCGGCTTGTAGATTTCGCCGGTTTTGATATCCCGGATTACGCCTTGCGCCGTGCGGATACCCAGGGCGTTGATGATGATGTCGATTATTTCGCGGATTTTCGCCAGGATTTTGCCGGTGTTTGTCGTCGCGGCATAACTTCCGGCTATTGTCCGGCCCACCCATTCGGCGCGGCGTTCCGGTAAGCTGCGGTTTTCCAGATAGCCGTAAGTCTTGGCGTCTTTGCTGATGAGCGCGGTAATTTTTCTATTGAGTGTCAGTTTGTCGGCGTTGCTGATTGCGCCGATATCTTCCAGGAAGTGATAAAATTCATGCGAGAGCGTCCAGATACCGGCAACATTTTTTACCAGTGTGATTTCTTGCCGGTGATACATGCCGGCTATTTTTTTGCCGGCAGCAAGTTCAAGTTTATGCTTGGGGTAGTGTGTTTGAAGCGCGAGCGCGACGCTTTCCGGCGTGATTTCTTCGACGGCACTGATGCGCACTTCATCGTCGGATTTGGTTTTAATCCAGAGCTTGCCGTCTTTGCGTATAACCTTAATTCCTTTGATTATTTGTGCCAGTTGTTCGGTAAGTTCCTCCAGCTGCGCTTCGCCCAATACGCGCGCCGGTTCGGTTTGGCTTTCCACCGATAATTTTGTGTCGGGATCTTCGTCGTAGAATTGGCCCAGGTCATTGAGTATTTCGGCGTCGCGGACATTGATATCGCCTGCTTTCGCCTGGCTTCCGGTTTCAGCGACGATCGGGCGGGTTTCGATTATTTCGGCAATCGCGCGGGCGCCGGCGGCGGCTTCGGTGGGAATGAAAAGCCGGGTGTTGTAGCTGATACGTTCCATAAAGACGCCGTATTTTTCCAGTTCGCGCATGTGCTGGTAATAATTGGCGCCTTCCAGTTCCACGCGCGGTTCGCCGGCCACTTTGCGGCGGCGCAGTTTCCAGTTATTCGCCAGCGTGTAGGTATAGCCCAGGTTGAGTATTTTGTTGAAGACTTCGGCGGGATTATACTGCACGGCTCGGCGAGTGGCGTTTAGTTTGGTCAGCGTCGCTTGCAGATCTTTATTGTCGATTACTCGGCCAATAATATTCTTACCTTCGACGTTCAGCCGGTAAATGCGTGCGCGGTGCGCGGGCAGGCGATCCCATATCGGCAAGATAGATCCGGTAACCATGTGCACGTTTTCGGTAACTTCTTTGGGCTGGGCGGCGTAATCGGCGTTCCAGTTGGTTTCCGCTTCCGTGTCGACTAGAAACTTGTATTTCGTCGGATCGGCGATATCGTCTTTGGCGATATCGTGATACTGCCAGCCGGGGCCGACGGCCACATATACTGGGCGCACGTCGCCGGTGTTTTTATCGGTTCTTGTTTTTTCCGTGGAAAGCGCCCATACTCTGCCGCTTTTCAGATTGCGCGCATAGCCGAATTTGGCGAATTGCCGGCTAGTGGGATAATCCATCAGCTTGGCGTCGTGCGTGAGTTCCACTTCCAGATACGTCGCTTTGGCTTTGGTGCGTTCGTCTTCGTGGACTACCTGCTCGTTTAATTTGCGGGCGCGTTTTGCGCGTATGGTTTCCACGCCCGCGTCCAGCGTTCCGTCTTCTATGGCCTGGGCCACCTTGATATTGATGCGGCGGGATAATTCTTCAAATAGCTGGTTTTGCCGTTCGATTTTTAAATTCAGTATGCGGTTGAGAAATTGCGTTACGTCCGGCAGTTGTTTGTTGAGACTGCCGGTTTTTTGATCAATAATTCTGTCCAGGCCGGTTTCTTCCATGAATTGTGTCATGTTCAGATCCGGGATTTCGCCGGAGTGAATATCGTGCAATAGCTGTATCCAGGCGTCTTTCGCTTCTCTGGACTCCAGGTTATCGCGGGCGGAAAAGAGGCCCTGGCTGCCGGTCTCGCGCGATCCTTTGGTCAGCGCACCGAGTTGGTTGAGGCGCCGCGCGATGGTGGAGATAAAGCGTTTCTGTCCTTCCAGATCGGTGGAAAGCAGTATCCATTCCGGGGCCTGCGCCTGGTTGGTGCGGTGTGATCGGCCTAATCCCTGCACGGCGGTTTCCGCGCGCCATCCGGCCTGCACTACATAATGCCGGCGCAATCGCTTGTTTTTTGCTGTATTATCTGCATGATAGCTGCGGCCGGTGCCGCCGGCCTGGGAAAATATCAGCATTTTTTTCCGGTCGGACATAAAAGCGTCGGCGTCAGCCATGCTTTTTGATTTGCTCCAGGGTTCGGCGATGCGCTCGCGGCCGTTTTTGGTTTCTTTATACACCACGCGGCGGGTGCGGCCGGTAACTTCCGCCACGTTATCCACGCCGAAGTGATCGAGTATTATTTCCAGCGGGCCGTCGGGCACGCGGATTGATCCCAGGCGGTTGAGCAGTTCTTCGCGCATGGCAACGGCGTCCTGATTAATTACCGGATTGCCGGCGGAGTCTTTTACCAGTTCGGAGCGGACGTTGCCTTCCTCGTCGGTATAAAGCTGATACTGATGCACCGGAAAAGAATTTTTGATATATTCCATTAGCATTTCGCGCGGCGTGATATCCAGATCTTCCAGTGTTTCATCTTCTTCCAGCCGGGCAATCGCTCGTTCCTGCGCCGCTTCGTTGGTGTTCACCAGTTGCAGGATCGGGGCATGGCCGGCTGTGATATCCGCTTCCAACGCTTTAATCAGCGTGGGCATTTGCATTGCGGTAATTACCTGGTTCCAAAATCTTTGATTGGTTCCCCAAAAAGCCGAGCGGATATGGCCTTTTGCTTCGCCGTTGCGCGTTACTCCGTCTTCATCCACGATGTTGGTCGCTTTCATCGCTTCTTCGACGCGGGCCTGCACAATCTGCCAGGCGCCGGCCAGTTCATCGTAGATTACTCTTTGTTCCGGCGTGAGCGTGTGTTGCAGGCGTTCGACTTTGATATCGTCATACGAAAGCGAGCGGGCCATATAGGCGCCGTCCGCTTTCAGGTTCATGGCGACAAGTTCCATCGCGGTAATGCCGCCGGCGGATATGTTTTCTACAAAGCTCTGTGTGGTGGGAAAAGGTGTTTTGTCTCCCCACAAGCCCAGGCGTTCCGCGTAGGCCAGGTTCATTACTTTGGTCGCGCCAGTGGCGGATACATACACAATGCGGGCGTTGGGCAGGCGGCGTTGCAGATCGATCCCGGCCAGCGCGGTTTCTGACGCTTTCGATCTGCCGCGATCGGTTTTTTCGGTCAGGGCGTTGCCCATATTGTGCGCTTCGTCAAATACAATCACGCCGTCAAAATCTTCGCCCAGCCAGTTGACTATTTGGTCTAGGCGGCTGACCTGCTGATTGCCCTTGATTTTTTTTGTGCGTAGCGTGCCGTAGCCGACAAAGCATATCCCTTCGCGCGTTTTGATTTTGTCCTGGAGCTTTATTTTTCCCAGGTCAAAAATCAGCCCTTCGTTCCAGCCGACGCCGGCCACGTCGCGTTTCGCGTCGGCCAGAAGCGGCGAGTTCTGACTGAGCCAAACCGCTTTTTTGCGGCCCTGGTTCCAGTTATCCCAGAGGATCGCGGCGATTTCCCGGCCTTTGCCCACGCCGGTTCCGTCGCCGATGAAAAAGCCGCGGCGGCTGCCGTTAGGCAGCATGGTGCTGTGCGCCTGCCCGGCGTAAACCACCGCTTCGAGTTGCGCGATACTGATATTGCCGTTTTTGATTACTCTTTCCGGGAGATGTGGCGCGTAGGTCGGATCAATCGGTTCGACGGTGGCCATCGCCGCGGACTCCACCAGTTTGCCGGGGTGCGGTTGCGCGCCGGGCACGTCTAGTTTTGCCGGCTGGTAATTATCGAAAATAGCGTCGGTTAATTCGGCGGTTTTAGCAACGGCGGTTTGTTGCCCAATGGTCAGGCTTTGGATATCACTTGGTGCAGTTGATACGGATAATCCGGCAGCGTCAGCGTCAGATGGTCGTGGACTGTTAAAATCAGTTGTGTCGCCAGGTCTTGCGGCGTTTTGACTCGTGCCCAATTCACCGGCTCTTGTTCCTGCCTGTCGATCTCGGTTAGATATTTCATCACGTTGTGGGGTTTCCAGCCGATCATTTGGTAGATCGTTTCGATCAAGCGTCCGTCCTCGTCCTCGATTTGGGGTAATCCCCAAATCATCAGTTGCAAACAATGAAGGATGTCCGGGGCGATTGACACTTTCTCCTGTTCTAGTGCCTGGCGGCATTTCTGATTGAGTTCCAGCTTGTTGAGCTGGGATAGTGATGCGGTCATTTCTCACTCCTTCCAATAGGGTTATGAGTTCTTCAACCGTATCGACTTTTCCTGTCACTTTTAATATACTCTTTTTTTCTGATTTAGCAAGAGGTTTGTCGATCACGATTATTTGATTATCGAAGTTCGTTCCGTATTTCGCGTATTCTTTGCCGGAGATGCCGATATTGGCGCGGACGCTGTAATCATTATCTATTTTCGCCCACCAATCGCGGAAAGCCGGTTTATCATCGGCCATGCCGTTGCCAACGATGCCCACCAGGCGGCCGCCGGGCTGGAGTCGTTTTAGCGCCTGTTCTATATGCGCAGTGGCGTTGATTGTTTTGCGCTGTCCGGCCATGCGTCCGGCTGTGGCTGAAAAGGGCGGGTTCATCACCACTACCGTGGGTTTGATTTCCCAGGGCAGGATATTGTTTAGTTGTTCCGCGTTTTCTGTGAATACTTGTGTAAAGCCGAGTTCTTTCAATATCATCGCGCGGCGCGGGGCCAATTCATTCACGATAATATTGTCGATTGGTATGCCGGCTAGGCGCGCGAAAATCGCCAGGTTTCCGGTGCCGGCGGAAGGTTCCAGGTAAACGTCTTTATATTGGAGATCAGCTACCCAATTAGCCACATACGCCAGGGACGGCGGCGTGGAAAACTGCTGAAATTCTTCCATTTCCGCCGTGCGCGTGGTCTGCGTGGGAATTAACTCCAGCCTTTTTTTGATTTTAGCGATGGCCTGTTTTGCGCCGGCGGCGTCCAGTGCGTATTTCAGTGTGCCGGAATAAAACAGGTATTTATTAATGCCCATTTCCATCGCGTCGTAAGCGTCTTTCGCGGAGTATTTTCCTTCGGCTAGTGTGCCGCCGAAAGCGGTATCGCAGATTTTAAACAGATCTTCGCGGGTGAATTTTCTTTTTTCTTTAAGGTTATAAAAAATGCTATCCGATACATTCGCAAACGCGGCGGCTTCTTGTTCCTGTGTTGGCGCTTCGGGCGCGGCGGTTGTTTGCGCGGCGTATTTATCCCGGATTGAGGAATGCACTTCGTCAAGCGGCGGCAGCGCGGCCAGTAGCGCTTCGGACGGATCGCCGTTGAAGAATGACCATACTTTTTTCGGGCCATACCAGCGGCCGCCGATCCGTTTGATTGTTTCTTTCCAGGTGCGCGTTTCCGGCCCGGTGACGTTCCATACTGTCTTACCGGTATTTGTTTTGCCCTGGCTGACTTTAAGGCCGTAGGCGCCCAGATCGGCGGTTCCGGCAGCGGGCGTTTCGGCGGGCGTTGCCGGTTTCAGTCCGGTTGTCGCCTGGACGGATTGCGTGGGCGCTGGTTTGGCCGGCGCGGCGCCTGGATTTTCCTGCGCCCATTTATCGTATATTTCCTGTAGGCGCGCGGCGATATCGCCATGTTCCGCGGCGTTGTTTTTATAAGCGTCGATGTTTGTTTTTTTGCGCGCGCGTTGTGCGGCGGCCAGCAAGTTCTGTTTCCGTTTTTTGTGGTTTGCGATATAGACCAGAATGTCGTCCGGTTCGTAGTATTGTGAGGGATAACCCTTGATCCCTTCGGGCATGAGGATATCCGGGATTACCTTATCCGGGCGCGCTGTTTCTTTTTGCAGATTTTGAGGTTCAACCATCTCATATACCACGCCGTTATCCGAGCGCACTTTGAAGTTCGGGTAGCGTTTTGTTTCCTTTTGTCCGCCGAAGATTGTCTGTGTCGTTACGGAATAGGTTTGATCTTCGATGATTTCGCCGTGGCGGTTGTCGCGGGTGGGCATGACCACGCGATCGCCGATTTTAAATGCCGCCGCGGTTTCGTCGGCGGGCGGGGCCGGCGCGGGCGTTTCGGCTTTTTTGCGGATCGTGATATCGGCCGCGGCCAGTTTATCCGCGGCGGCGCCGGTTATCAGGCCGGTTAATATATTCTTTTCTTCCGCGGTAGGCGTGCCGGCAATAAATTCATAGCCGCGTTCTTTAACATACTCCACTTTGCTACCGGCGATTAAACCTATTGCGGTCTGTTCGGGCGTTTCTGTTTTCGGTTTTAATCCGGTTGTGGCTGTGACAGATTGCGGAATTTTTTCTTTTTGCGTTTGTGGTAATTTACCGCGATATACCAGCACGCCGTCGCCTCCCAGATCGGTCAGCACGATAGCGTCTTTGGGCAGGTTGACTTTTTCGGCTACGTCTTCGCCGTATCCATAAAGTTCGTTGGCGGTTTCTTTGTCGCGTGTTACCCATACAATATCGTCAGGATCGGCTTTGCCCAGATCAATGCCCAGCTTTCGCGCGGCTTCGATCCCTTCGGCCATTTCTTCGTTGCCCAATTCTTCTATTTCAAAATTGACTTTATCGAGCGCGCTTATTACATTATTCATTCCCATCGTGTCGGTTTCCACGCGCCAGGCTTCGCCCACATAGGTATCACCGGGGTTTTGTGCTTCCTGCCATTTGACTTTCGGATGTTCTTTTAAGTTTGGTGCTTCTTCTTCCGCCGTTTCCGTTTTCGGTTTCAGTCCGGTCGTGGCTGTTATGGATGCCGGGATCGGCGAGGATTTGGCGGCTTCATTTTTCCCCCCTGGGAGCACCTTTTTGATTGCTTCTTTTACCGGATCGGAAATATCTTTATCTTCCAATTCAGTTTTAAGAGCGTGGAGTATATCATCCTTCATTTCCTGTTTGGTTGGATAAGTTTTATATACATAGCCTGTGCGATAAAAACCTCTTTCGCCGAGAGAATCAGGGTAAGATATTGATGCTTCAAATCTATAGCCGTGTTTATAATCGGCACTATCTTCATCCGTTATTGCGGATATGGAGATAGAAGCATCAAGCTCCTTGAAAGGAATATATTTATTAAAAACTTGTTTTTCTACTTCCGTGGCTTCTTCCGCCGGTTCCTTGCCGATTTCGTTTTCATTAATCGCGTCGATTTCCGCTTCCGTGTTCATGCCGGTTTTATTTGTGCCGGGATAATTACGCACGGCCATATACAGCGATTTCAGATAAGGCCGGATAGCTTCGCCGATATCCGCGATCATCTTTTGGGAAAAGTCCATGAATGACCGGGCGCCGCCTTCGATATAATATCCGGCCAGGTCAATGCCGGCGGTGAGGATTTCCGGATCGATGCCGGCGTTTAACTGCGTAGGATCATATTTCTTGAATTTATTTTTGAGGATTTCGCGCGCGCGCGCGGCCTTGTCTTCCGTGAAGATTTTATTTTCGCTGCCGAAAGCGGGCTTTTCCTTTTCGGCGGGTTTTACTTCTTCGGTTGTTTTAAATTCGTCCGGGCGGCGGCTTTCATCCCGGAATGTTTCGACGCCGGCGCGTGTCGGGATAATCTGCACCGGTTCAGTGCGGCGCACGCCGTTGACCGTGAACGAGCGCATACCGTTTTCGTCTTCGTATAAATCATATCCGTCGGGGTTTTTGCCGATCAGCTTTCGGGGCTTTTCCGTTTTTGCCGGCGCGGGTTTTTCGGTTTTCGGTTTCAGTCCGGTTGTCGCCGTAACGGATTGCGGTATTTCTTCTTCCGCTTTTTCCGGCGCCTTAATTAAACCAGGATAATCTTTTAATCCCGGCGGGTTTTCGCCGCGTTGGACAGCGTTGATAACGGAGTTTTTGTGTGTTTGCTCTCGACCGTATTCTTTATATTCATCAAGCCGGTAGTTTTCCGGCGTGGTAATAATATCCATATAACGGTTAAATTCTAGCGCGGCGTTTTGCGGAGTATCAAATGTTTTATCTGTTAGCTTGAATTGGATATAGTCTTTCCCGATTTCCGGCACTTCTGTTTTAAGTTTCCATGTATCGCCTCGTTTTACTACCATCGCGCGTGTTGTTCCGCGAGCGGCTTCTATAATGTGAAATTCGTCTAATGATTGCTGTGCAATAAAATAACCGGGTTTTAGTCCTTCCAGTTCCCGCGCTTGATATCCCTGTTTGTTCGGCTGGAAATCACTCCAATCTTTTACTTCCTTAGGCTTTCCGGCGCGTTCTGCAAGGTCGGTTTCTACAATTGGCTGGTTAGTGTTAAGCCCATCAATAATAGAATTATACCGTTCCTTTATAGAGTTAAAATAATCGAAATATTCTTTAGGTATCTCACGTCTGTATATTCGATTATTATCCGCACCAAGTAGGTAATATTTTTGAACCTTATCTCCACCAATTAACCTATTATCATTTGGGTCAAAAGTTTCTTTATCACTTACCCACATATCCGCATTGGTGGCTGATTGTTCAATAACCCTTCTCCAAGATTCTCCTTTATAGAAAAAATCCGACTTTCTGTTCTCAAGTGATTTTCTTGTTTTTTCCGAAAGAGCATTGAATAAATCTTCGACCTTCAGTTTTTCTCTGGCTTGTTTCCTGATTTGTTCCCTTGTCTCGAAATTATTATCAAGCGGTTGTCCATATTCTACTTTTTTAGCCTGTGCCCTGTTTACTTGGAGCCAGTCTTGATAATGCTTTTCAAAGGCTGAGCGGTCCTTACGCGCCCCGCCTAACTTTTCACCAAAATCCTCAATCGGTTTCAATCCGGTCGTCGCCTGGACGGATTGCGGAATTTCTTCTTTTTTTGTCAGTTCAGGATAATCTTTCAGCACTTCCGACGGAACCGGTTTACCTTCGGAGAGGGCTTGTTGGATAGCCTGTCTAATATCAACTTCTTTCCCGTCAAGTATCTGCTGTGCTATGTTATATTGAACGGCATACTTATCCCTAAATTTTTTAGGCACACCAACCTGTAAATCTGTAACCAACTGCGTTAGAATTTCATCGACATTCTTAAAGGCATAAGGAACGCCTTTAAACTTCATTGCATCGCTGTCATATTTGCCAAACAATCCGCTATTAACAAGATCCCAAAAGTTTTCGTTGTTAGCATAAACATCTTTCACGATACCATGAGCTTTTTCATGCGCCAATAACTCTTTTTTGGTCTGCTCATTATGACCGAAAAATGCGTCAGTTAGCGTAATTGTTCCGTCAGGATTGTATCTGGCAATCGTCTCTCCTAAATCTGCAATATACTTAAAACCTTTTGGTACGTCTGAAATAAACTCTTCCCGCGTCATTTCCCACGGTTCTTTTATCCCTGCTTCGGCCAAAATCGCGTCGGCTTTCGCCTGCACGGCGGCGATTTTTGCCTGGGCGGCGGCCTGTTTGATTTTCGGCTTGATGTGGCCCTCAACGGCTTCGGCGCTTTTTTCAATCAGATATGCTTTTCTTCCGGTTAATACTGCCTGTTCGCCGGTTACGCCGCTGCCGGCGAAGGGATCCAAAACGATATCGCCTTCCTCGGTGCTCATTTCGATTAATGCCTTGAGCATGGCCGCGGGTTTTTCCGTTTGATATCCCCTCGGTCGGATCAATTTAAAATTAAGGTCTTTTATTTGTTTAGTGAATTTTCCGCTATATGTAAATAATATTATTCCTTCAGGTTCAATAACATCGCCGCGCATGTTTCTTACACGGGTAATGCCGTCTTTTTGCAATTTAGTATATTCGCCTCTGGCGATTGGCTTAAAACCGGCGGCAAGTAAAACGTCGGTATATTTCTGCATTTCTTTTTCGCCGGAGCGGGCTTGGGAATACATATATATCAAAGGTGTTTCTTCGGTGCGGGCGATAATGGAGAGAGGCGTTACCACTTTTTTAAATTCTTCCGGGGTAATATAATCATACTTTATACCTCTATTCCCGCCTGTTACCGCAGGCGTTTTATAGGGGATGTCGAGAAAGATCATATCGGCTTTAAATCCGGATTGGGCAAGTTTGGGCAACGTATCAACCGCATCGGCGGTTTGAATAAAAGCAATATCCTGACCATCTTTGCTCAGGACATAGACACCTTTGTCTACTCTTTCGAACACGCCTTCTTTGGTGCCCATGCCGAGTATGCGCCGGACATTTGGTTCCAAGATTTTTGTTTCTTCGGCAATTTCCTTGATAGATTTCGGCCCGGTTTGCAACGATTGTTTGACGATATCTTTCTGCGTTTTAGGTTCGGTTATTTGTTCCATATCAAATGATGCGGCTTCCGGGTTGGGTCTGAAATAATCCACATCATTGATCGTGCTGCCCTGGCGCACTTTGCGGATCGTGCCGTCTTTCATCGTCACGTTGCCAGCGTCGTCGATATCGGTAACGCGGAATTCTTCTCCGGCAATAACCAGGCGATCGCCGAAAGTCAGGTCATCAATATTGATTTTTCTGCCGGCGAGGGGCGTAAATCCTTTTTCTGCCCAGGCCGTGGCTTCTTCCAGGTAATCTCCGCCGTGCTTGCGTGCGGCGCTGGATATCGCGTTAAATATTGTTTCTTGGCGCGGGGTGAGAGTGTCCTTGTTTTGCACCTTTTTCAGTATGGCGCGGGCTTCGGCCCTGTCCACTTTCACGCCCGCTTTGTTGGCGGCGGTAAGCCATGCAACGCCGGCGCTGATGCGTTTATTGGAGTTGGTGGCCGGGTCATATACCAGGCCGGCTTGCCCGGAATTTTCCAGATCAGTCAGCATTTGCGTTACCAGGGCGGCGGTGTTGATATTATCGCTGGCCGGCACGGGGGCGGGCTGATAATCGGGATTTTCTTGTTCGTCTAAAATGTCCTTGTCTTGCGCGGTTTCTTGTAAATCCGGGTGATCTTTAAGTGCCGCGGGTGATACAGGTTTTCCTGCCGCGCGGGCCTGTATAATAAGCTCGCGGTGGCGCCGTTTGGCTTCGGGAATAGCCGCCGGAGTTCCGTCGGTTGTCCGGAAAATATACTCGTCCAGGCTCATTTCCGTGTATTCTTTTTGTTTTGCTTGATTTAATTTGCTTTTTTCAGTGTCGGTCAGTTGCTCATAGTTCTGCTCTAATGTGCTGATATGGCTGGCAGATAGCATACTGTTGATATTCAGCAAATGCCGAACATGTCGTAACGTGCTTTCCGCGTCTTTTTGCGCTTTTCTGGCTGCGCGGCGTTCTTCCGCTTCGGCCAGGGCTTTTTCATCGGCTTGCTGTTTGGCGATTTTAGCGTCCAGGGCGGTGATGCGGTGCTGTGCTAGGCGTTGGCGCAGGTCAAACAGATTAGCAGGAGCGGGGCCGGCGGGTGTTTCCAGAGAATAAAGATTTGGCCCGGCTGGCGTGATGGTCAGTCCCATTTCTTTTTGCAGCGCGGTGATCAGGCGTTTTTCTGTAAGCGATAATACGTCGTCCACAATAGTCTGCTTTTGCGGATTATCGGCGGCGAGTGTTGTTTTCAGCGTTGCTTGCTGCTCACGCGCGTCGGTTACGGCGGCGTCTATTTCCGCCTGTTCCTGCGCTGCTTGTGCTGCTGTTTCCGCTTCGCGGCGGGCAATTTCCGCGGCGCGGGCGGCTTCCAGTTCTTCGTTTTCCGCGGCCACTTCCGCCGTGATTGTATCGTAGAGATTCGCGGCGTGTTTCTGCACATCCGCCGCGTGTTTTTCATCGAGCGTGGTTTGGCGTTGTCCTTCGGTAACATGCGTTTTGCTGGCTTCATTGGAAGGCACAATCGGCATATCCGTGTGTGGCTTGGCGCTGGGCGCTGCTCCCTGTTCGCTTGGCGCCGGTGAAGCACCGGCGCTTTCAAAGGGCGCGTGCACGGCGGCGGCGCCGCCGCCAAGCACCAGGCCGGTCAGGCCGGCTTCGATTATCCGTCCTAATTCTGCGGATAGTTTTTGATCCGGCGCGTGGCCGTGTTGGGAAACGAGCACATTGACGCCTTCCTGCACCATTTCCGTTCCGCCCTCCCACAATCCCTGGCGGACGATTTTGCTTAACAACTTTTTCGCGTCTTTGTTACGGAAGATCAGATTATCCGCCGGGATAACCTCTAGGATTGCGTTGACCGTGCCGGCGATCAGGCCTTCCGCCGTGGCGATGCGTTCAATCGCGTCGTCTTCCAAAAGCCCGGTGCGCTGCATTTCCTGTTTGGCCTGTGAATATTGAGCGCCGGCTTCGATGGAGAATGATCCGCCAAAGCCCGCGGCGAAAGCGGTCGTGCGGATTGCTTTTTGTCCCCAATTAAGCACCTGGGCGGCCTTGGCTGCGCCGCCGACGCCGGCATAGACGGCCAGCAAATTTGGGATATTTTCGCCTAGTGATCTTACCCACCAGCGCCAATCGGCCAGGCGTTCCGGTTTTTCCAGTATATCGCCCTCGGCCAGATAATCCGGCCGGCGCAGCATTTCGTGATCGCGGAGCTTGCGTAAATATTCAGCGGTGGATTTCATGCCCGGCACGCGCAGCATTTCGCCGAGAGAGACGATAGACTCGCCGGTCGTTACAAATCCCTGGCCCACCGCCGAGCCGGCTTCGGCAAAAAATCCGCGTTGCTCCTGATCTGATTTTTGTTTTGCCGGTTCTTCCGGGGCAATTTGCGCGAGATGGCGGTCGAGTTCCTCGTTAATCCATCTTCCTGTTTGCTTATAATCCACGCCTGGGATTTGTTGCATGGCCGGCGGTGTAGTTTGTTCAATTATTGCCTGGCGGGTTTCAGGCGAGGGTGTGTTCTGCTCTAAAGCGCGGTCGAGTTCCTCGTTAATCCATCTTCCTATTGTGTGTTTGGTGGTGTCCGGCATTCGGTTTCCTCTCCGTTTTTTTTGTTAATTATTTGATGCGCGCGTAGGGGTATTTGTGTTGGATTTTCTCCAGCGCGGCGGGCGTCAGTTTATCGTTTTTTTTCAACGCTTCGATTTCTTTTTGGGCGGCGGCTGTTTGCTCCTGCGCCCTGTTTTCCATTTTTTCATTAAACCATTTAGCGGGCGTGGCGATGGCCTTACCTATCGATTTGGCCGTTTGCCCTACCTTCTTTAGCCTTTCTGCGCCGGCGGCGGGTATATCATTAATAGTGGTGGATGCCGCGGGGGGGGTGGTGATTGTTGCCGGCGTCGTGGCGGCGGCGGGCGTTCCTATTTTTCCCGCCCATGCTTGCGCGAGGTCATACGCTCCTTTTAAATCTCCGGCGTTGTTTAGATCGCGGATGCCTTTAAGAATTTCTTTAGATTTCGCCTTATCCGCCATGCCTGCGATAGTCGTTTGCCATTGCGTCATTTTTCCCATGTAGTCGGGATCAATATCCATCGTTGCCAATTCCGTTCTGATCCGGGTTTCGTCGGCGTGTATCGCGTGATGGGCGGCGAGTGTTTTTTCGATGTAGTCGTTTTGATCCGGGTATGTGAGTTGCAAATCCGCGCTTTTCGACCAGTCCTTCGCCAGTTGGGCGCGGGTGGGTGCGGTGGCTTGTTTGATTAAGGCGGTGGTGCGCTGATAAAGATTATACTTGGGCTGCAATTCTTTTACGAGCGTGGCGCGGGTTTCCGGGCTGATGCCGGGCGTTTTGATTTTTGTCAGGATGTCGTCCATTTCGCTTTTAAGCTGATATGTCGCCGCGGTGGCGGCCAGATACGGGCTTTGTTGCAGCATACGCACAAACTGCTGGCCCAGCGGTTGCCATTGGGCTGCGGTGCGCTTTTCGGCCGGGTCGATGCCGGTAAGCGACAGTAGCGAACGGGCGCCGTATCTTTGGGCAAATTCTTCTGCGCTGATTACTTCATTTTCGGCTCTAATTTTTTCCGCCAGGGCGCGCTGTTGCAGCTTCAGAAGATTATTGCGGTTGATGTTTTGCTGTTCCTGCATGGCCAGTCGGCGCAGATCCAGCTCATGGGCTTGCTCGTCGCGTTGAATTCCTGCCTGTGTTTGCATCCGGGTAATGTCCTGGTTTGATTCCGCCAGGGCAAGATTATTTTCCAGTTGTTTGCGCGCGATGATATCTTGGGCGATGTCCCGCAGGGTAAGGCGGGCATCCTGAAGGGCGGCGGGCACGGCATTGTAGTTGTTCATTATTTTTCTCTCCTCTTTCTAATAAACCTCGCCGTTGGCGCGGGTAAATTGTTTGCGGGTGCGGCCGATACAGCCGATCAGGGCCAAAAATGCTGTGGCGATAATGCGTTCGTAGCGCCAGGGTGGCGGCGCCGTTTTAACCAGGGCGTGGCGGCCATAGACAATCAGGGGATCGACCAGCCAGCGTTTGATCAGGCGCGTGAGGCGCGGGCTGCGGTGCATGCGCGGCACAATCTTTTCGGCCAGCATGTAATATCCGCGCAGTTGGCGCCGGGTTAGAAATTTATCGCGGTATTCGCGCGCGATTTCCACTTCGGGCGATTGCCGGGAAGTGCAGGCGGTAACAATCATGCAGGCGCTGTCAATGCCGTTTTTAATGAGGGTAAGCAGGGCGCCGCCGGGGTTGAATATATCCATTGTTGTCAGAATGGCTCTTTTGGTGCCGGGATCGCGGATGATTTCTTCTGCCAAGGGCCGGACGATGCCGGTGAATGTATCAACATCCTGCCATGTCCGACCGATTTGGGCCACAGGTTCTATATTGCTCTTCTCGCCGATTGTTTCCAGGCCCAGGCCGCCTAGTTTCACGGCCGCCTGGCCGAGAGCAGCGTAATCGGGCACATACGTGGAAATAGATTTCGCTATTGTGGGTATTATTTTCATGGCGGTCTTGCCTGCTTCCTGTGCTACGGTCTTGCCGGCTTCTTGTGCGGCAATTTTTCCGCCTTCTTCCAGCGCGGTCTTGCCTGCTTCCTGTGCTATGGTCTTGCCGGCTTCTTGTGCGGCAATTTTTCCGCCTTCTTCCAGCGCGGTCTTGCCTGCTTCCTGTGCTACGGTCTTGCCGACTTCTTGTGCGGCGGCAATAGGGGCAACGGTCGCGCCGATGGTTTTCGTGCCTTCGGCGGCGGGGTCAAGGACTAATGGTAATGCTATTTTATTCAGCTCATTCAGGCCGGCGGCTTGCGTTATGAGTTCTGTGGCCTTGCCCGTTAGTTGGGGCATAAACTCCGGGTCTTTTATCAGTTTAGCAAGCTGGATGCCGGTAGTGCCGCCGCGGATCAGGGCAGCGGTTCGCGCCTGCTGCTCCTGCATGGCGATGGCTTCTTGTTTTAGTTTCTGTTCTTGTATCAGACGTTCTTCTTCCTGCCGGCGGCGGGCTTCGGCGGCCAGTATCTGCGTCGCGGCGGGCATTTGGGAAGCCAGTATTTGGTTTAGGGGGGGGTTGATTTTTCTGCCCGTAAGGCCGGAATACTGCGTATTAGAGCGCGGAGTGATCAGGGACATTATTAAAAATCCTCCTTTAAAAATTCGCGTTGCTTTGTGCCGCGCGAGATTGTTGATTGCTTAATTATTTCAGCAAGTTCTTTATTTTTGGCAATCATGTCGCCTATTCTTTTTGTTTGTGTTTCCTGCTGCTGGATTTGCTTCAAAGAAGCCAGGCCCTGCACGGGGATTGTGGCGCCGGAGATGATGGAGGCCAGGTTATTCTGCCGTTCCCAGGCGTCGAGTGCCTCGCGCGCGAAAAGCACGTTCATAAATATTTTTTTGCGATCCAGGGCGAGATTTTGGGATTCGATGATTTCGCGCGCGTTGGCGGCAGATTTGGCCGCGGCCCATCGGTTCATGATCGGGGCAAGCTGGGGATTAGCCGTCGCGGCGGTTGGTTTGCTCATCTCGCGGAGCACTTCGTTATACATCATATAATCGTTGGGCATAATTTTTATCTCCTATCGGTTGCTTGTTCTTTCTGTTGAGTATTTGATGCCCCAGGCCAATAACTGCACGCCTTTGGGGCTGGCCGATGTTGATGTGGACATGCGGACGCGCAGCGTGTTGCCGTCGCCGGGGTTGATGCGGCCGGTCCAGATAAATAATTTTTCCGTTGTGTCTGATACGGGAATTTCGGCCATCGTTTGCCCGATGGTGGCGTTGTCGCGGTATAGCGTTACGGTTAAAATCACGCCGGGTTCGGGGGTGGTCAGGCCGATTATTTTTAAAAGTTGTTCTTTGGTAATTACCCATATTGAATCGGTGGGCAGAATTTCGCCTGTTTCGACGTGTTGGGCGATTGGCTGGCCGTCATAAGTCGTGCCGTGATCCAGGCGCATTACTTTGGCACTATGCTGGAAACCGTAAATGTAGTGCTGGCCGTGGGCGGCGGAAACGCGCGCGACGGCGGAAAAATAGGGCGAAGTCGCGGCAATGGCGGGAGGCGTTTTAGGATACCAGCTTTGCATTTCAAAATCATAGACCAGCCAGACGTTATTTTCGGTTTGTCCGGCGCCGGAAGGTATTTGCAGATTATATTTTTTGCCGCCGGGTGAAAACCAGCCGATGGCCTTATCGATGGCGTCAAAATTGATACAGCGTGGGTCACGGTCGTCGAAGTAACATTCTATTCCGGGGATTGCCTGAATGCCGCCGGCGTCAAATATATAAGGGCCGGAGAAGGAAAGAAAGCAGGCCACGGTGCGCGCGGATTGCTGCTGGGGGCTTTCGGGGATTGTGGAGGTGTCGAGTGTGCCCGGCGCGGGACAGCCTATTTTTGTATCCAGCGGATAGATTTTATAGGTTTCGAAGTCATAGCCGTGGAGTATATGGATTTGCGTTTTTTTAAAAAACAGCGCGAAAGTAAAAATGGAGCTTCCCAGCCGGTTATAGATTTCCGCGGCGCAGGTCAGTTCCGCGCCATCGCCGATGTATAGCGGGCCGCGGCCGTCGCCGTTAGAGCTTTGTTCGCCGTTCCAGCCTTCGGTGGCGTAAGCCATGCCGTAATCGACGCGGTTGAGTTCCGCGGTGCCCATGCGGGCGCAAAGCATTGGCCGGCCTTGAAACATAAACGGGAATTTATAGGCGGGAAACATATTTTGGGGCGCGGGCACTACTTCCACCTTATCGATCCAGACATAAGCGTAAAGTTGTGCGGTAAATTTTATGCGGTAGCGGTAAAAAGGCTGGCCGTCGTCGTCTTTTTTTACTTCATATCCTGGGGGTGAAGGGTTAAAAGATACAAAGCCGGTCTGATTAAGCGTTTTGCCGGCCACGCTGGTGTCGTCCTGCAGTCCGGTTACTTCATCATAGTCGGTGCCCATCCAGCAATACAATTTCATTTGTGAGGCCAGAATGTTCACTTTATCGGCGGTTTCCCGTTTATACATCGTTATTTTTACGGCACAGATTTGTTCCGTGGTGTCGAATTCGATATGTTCATTCGCGGTCATTAGCCCGACATCGGCGACATACACAGCGTGTCCTTCGGCGCCGGAGGGCGTTTCTTCCTGCACGGGAATTGTGGCGTCATACCATTTTGTGCCTTTGTAATATTTAAAGCGCTGCACCGGGCGTAAAACGCCGTCCCACAAATCCACCGGAGGTTGCAGCGGCGCGTCCACGGTGATGCGGTAAATTTCCGCGGAGCCGGCGGAAAGTTGAAAACGATAAGCGTAGTAAAGATTGCCGCCGACAAAGCGCGGCTGCGCTGATCCCACCGTAGAGGCAAACCTCACGCTGCCATCGGCGCTACTCAGGCCGTAGGTCTGATCGGATAGTGTTCTTAATGTTTCGTATTTCGTGCCCGTCCATTGATGCCCGTTGATTTGGGCGGTCGTGGTATTGGGATCTGACACATATATTTTAACGCCCTGGATTGGCCGCAGTGTATAAATGCTGAGGCAGGCGTGTCCGAAGGCGTAAGGCGCGGTGGGTGGGGTAAAATTTGTTAGGTGTCTGGCTAGTCCGGTAGTGATGCGCGTATTGTCGTAATACGCTGTTTTGGCAAACGCGCCCGCGTTGGTGGTGCCGATGCGCAGGGCGCCAGCGTTGATGGTGGGCATGCTTCTTGTTCCTATCGCTGTTACCACTACTTCCGCCGCGGCGGTTATCCGTTTGCCGGCAACAAAGAAACGGATACTGCCGCCGGTGCGGCACAATTCCAGGTGAACAAATGAATTTGCCAGCAATAGCGCCTGATCCTCAGTCAGATAATATAAATATTCTGCCACGGTAGTGCCGCCGGCAACGGCGATAAAACGCATGCGGTATTTTAAAATGTATGCTTCGTCGTCGTATATATATTCCCACAGCCAGTAGTTATCCGCGTCTTTGTAGGCTTCCATGATTGGTTGCGATTTTGATGTGTCCCGGAGCATAGTTTGCTGGTCAATCGTAAAATCGCCCTTGGCGAAGGAAAACGCGGCGTGCGCGGGGATAGACCAGCCGCCGGCGCCGGGAAAATAACCGGAAGCGGAACCGAACTTTTTATATGCGCGGGAGAGGCAGGCGTTGCCAATGCGCGTAACCGTGTGGCCCAGGCAGGATTTGTCCGTTAAGGTTGTCTGCCCGTCGGCGCCGTCGTAGGTCAAAAGAAGCGATGTGTCGGTGTCGATGTAAGAAAAAAACCGGACGGCGTTGCCCGGAGAGTTCAGTGAGTTGGTAAGCGCCTCGGTCTGATCGATGGGATTAACCAGCGGGTCGGATGCGAACGAATCGGAAAAAATTATTTTTGCCGGGGGCATTTCCGGGCCGGCGTAAATCAGGGTTTCCTTGCTGTTGCAATAGGCGATATGGTTGCGCGGCCAGTAGGCAAAGCGGCCCTGGCCGGCGCCGTCGGCGTCGTAGTGCAGCCGCGCGGATTCAAACGTTTTGGGCGCGGGGATATCGTCATTGTCCGTGTCGGCTATTTGCTGCAAGATGGAAGTTGCCGGCGTGCCGGAGGGGGTTTGTTCGGATACCTGCGCCAGCAGTATCGAGCGGCGCTTATCGGGTGTGCGTAGATGGATTGCGGTCTGCGCGCGCAGAACATTATCGCCCATATTGGCGGCGATGGCGCTGTATCCCATGCCGGCGGCCAGACCGTTGCGGGTTATTTCGTAATTGGACAAGGATGTATAATTTTTGCCGCCGATGCGCAGCGGGTGCAGCGATGGGAGCCATTTGCCCGTAAAATCAAAATCTTTATTCGGCCTGGGGGTTTCCTCTGTGGACATAGTGTTTTACCACCTGTAACGGCCGCGGCCGGATTTCTGTTTTAGAGTTTTTGCTCCCTGTTCGATTTTGTAGCGGAGCACTTCGGCGTCAAAAAGATTGCCCAGCGATTGCGCTTCCTGATATTCCGTTTTACCCGTCTTAAACAGCGCCGCGGCGCCGGAAGTAATGGCCTTGCATACCCGTTCCGGGTAAGTCCATGCGCCTAAATCCCAAAAAACCGGTGACGGCAGGCTCACATAGGGCACGGCTATTTTGTGCCCGGCGGTAAGAGATGGATATGCCAGTTTGATCAGGGCTGCGGTGGCGGGTATAATGGTATAAGTGTCCGAGGCATCCCACTCCTCAATGTTGTTCCCGGAAAACAGCGCGGTGTAGAGATGCGTCGCGTCGATTACGGATAAAACCATTCCTTCCGCGCCGGCGGTATTATTGTATATTCGGTCGCGGGGGCAGACGCGGTTGGTGGTGAGAAAATTCTTTGTTGAGTCTTCCAGTATCGATCGGCCGTTTGCCGCCGCGCCGGGCGATGTTGCCGCGCCAGTGATTAACGCCTGCTCGGCGTGGACGTCTTCGATGCTAAAATGCGGCGGATAATCCTGCGGGGTGGTTTCGTGCATGAGGTAGATATAATCAGGCGGGATTTGTATCGGCCAGGATATAATATTATTGTCCCCGGTATAGCGCACAAAAAAATTATCGTCGGCGTCGCGCATATATAGGTCGATAAAGGACGGAGGCAGGGGATATTCCTGCTGCTCCGCCGCGGTCGTGATTTCCGTTTCGCGTTTGAGTGCGCGGGTGTCGCGGGCAAAGATGCAGGCGGCCAGATCCAGGCATTCATAGGCGCGTTTTTTGGTGATGTATGCTTCGGAAAATTCTTTCGTGTCGATGCCGTCTAGAAATTCTTGTAAAAGGCGAAGGCCGATCATGGCTTATTTCTCCATTTTTTTCAGGTTTTGTTTTGCGGCGCGGATTGCCGCATCGAGACTCGCTGCGGCCGCTTCTGTGGGCAGAATTTCGCAGGCGGAAAGCCGCAACGTGAAGCGCGTGGCTTCGTCCCAGGGATCGCCTTTGGAAAAACTGATCAGTTTCCCTTTGAGCGTGATCGTCATATCCTGGTCAATGGTAAGTTTCTCCAGCCCGGATGGTTTGATTTTGCTTTCCTTACCGAAGCGAAAGGAAATATCTGTGTTTTGCGCTTCTTTTTTCGCGGGGGATGCTGGGGCGGTTTCTGCTTTCATTTTTTTAATCTCCTTATTTTATTGTTTTTTGTTTACGGCGTGTGGTTTGCGCGGCGCCGCAGTTTGGGCATGTATCAGCGTCTTGTATGCCCTGATCGGCCATAAATATCGCGCGGCAGGCGCCGCATATGTTTACCGGTGTGGCGCGCATATAGGTTGTCCGCGGACTTATGGTCAATGGCTCGCCGTAAAAATAATTTTCGAATTTTTCCACGACGGCGGCCACGCGATACGGCGTGTCCGGTTTTAGGCCGGTGATTTGCAGGCTGTATGCTTCATCAAAAAACAATCCTTCTTCCCAAACCACATGATCGTCTATAGTGGGCGTGCCGTCTTCTCCTTCTTTGGCGCAAAAGCCGCGGCGGTTAATTCCTTCCAGGCCATTGGCGGTATGACTTCCATGGCAGGTAAACCAGGAATAGCCAATCGCGCTGACCGGCAGTGTGGTTACACCAGCGGGCGCGTTGCCGCCGGCCAAAATCGTGCCGTCCATTAGAAAAAAACCTTTTGCGCGATATGCGATAATGTTGTCCATTTACAGCCTTATTCCTAAAATATTATATATTTCGGTTTTCGTGGCTCATATTCCACTTCTACCCAATACTGGCAGCAGCAGGCAATAGAGGTTCTAGGGGATTTATCACTAGAGCGATAAGCTCCAAGCGAATCTCCCGCCAAAAGAGCATTCACTTCCTCTTTAGTCCATGCCGCTGATGTCTTCGGATTGGTAGTGTAAACCTTAGAATGCAATCCATAAGCTGACGTGCTGGGGTTAAAATAACTGTCATTGTAAACCGTTCCGCCAGTTTTAATTCTAAACCTAGCTTGTGAATGCACACCGGGAGAGTTAACTTCGACCAAGTAATAATATCCCTTAACCGTAACTTTGTTGATACTATTGCTTCCGGTGTATTCTTCTAATGTATAAAGAATATCGTAAACCTGTTGGCCTGCGGAGCCCAATCCTCCATAGTTATAATCCGCCTCATTTTTAGAAGATTCATCTACGTTCTGGTAGCAATTATTATTTGTGCTAGGGCTTCCAGTATAGTCAGAGCTTCTTGAATTAACCCCTATTGGTCTAAGGATTTGAGTTTTAGCCATTGTAACGCCACCTCAAATCGAATTGTGGCTCTCTTAGTGCCTTAAACACAATGCCATATCCATCTGGGCAAATACGGACATCCGAAAAATCTTGTTCTTTGCTTTTTAGCCTTAGTGATAAATGAAGTTGCGCCATATACTCCGGCACTTTGCCGGACGTATCATAGAAACAAGCCTTGTCTTTATATAGCTCAATACATTTTTTAGTCGGGCAACCGTCGCAAGGTAAGCGCACTATTTCTAATCGCTCTTTGGTTTCCTCAAGGCACATTGTTTTATTAAATTCTAAAAAGTCACCGATGCCTTTAAAGCCTAGTTCTACAAGCTGCTTTTCAGCGTCAATAATAGAATCAGACTCAATCTTTAAAAGAGCATCTCTTTCTGCCAATGTTTGCTTAACCTTAGCAATATCTACGTCTTTCGATTTCTTGGCTGTCTGATTAAGCGTGTTCAGATAATCAGAGTCGGGGCTTTTAATCCCGTCAATAATTTTACGTCCTGCCAGTAATCTGTCTATGTCTTTTTGTTCCATGCTCTACTCCTTACGGCGTGATGATTATTAAAATTACGCACAAATCTTCGGCGTCTCCGTTTGTGCCTTTTGTAGCGGTCACTTCAATCGCTTCGCCTTGTTGGATATCATAGTTTGATACGTTAATATTAACACCGGTTGAATACCATGTCGCGTCCGCGGAAATGGTTAATCCACCAGCGGAGGAATTTAACTCCGCATTATTAATTCTGACGCTTGCTTTTCCTGCCGTAGCGCCGGTATCTTTCTTCCTTGACCACACCCGATAATGCACCGCGTAGGACGCTTCTTTGAGCCAGATAACCGGCGCGGCATTATCGCTGGCCAAAAGAGCGGTATTGTTCGCGTCTTCATACGTTCCGGCTACTGGCAAAACCAATTCATGCACAACGCCGCCGCCGAATTGCAGATTGGAAACGTCATAACTTGTCGAAAGCGGCGCACCGCGAACAGTCAGAAGATTGCTTGTGATTGCCGCTACTTGCCCGAAATACTCCACGCCATTCCAGGTATAGCGCAAAGACATTCCCGGCTTAATCGTGGCGGTCATATTCGCAAGCATTGTTATTGTAGAAGTAGATGGGGGACGTGCGGTGTAATTTGCCGAAGGCACTAACCGCCATAGACGTTTTGCTCGTTCCGTGTCCACGTCATTTATTTCGGCGATTGTTCTGACGTTTGCCGGAGTTAAGGCTTCGGGGACGCCAGCGCCAGATGATACTCGGCCGAGTATGCGGTTTTGCGCCAGGTCGGCCATCTTAGCCAAAGTGACGGCTTTTGCGGCTATGGTTTGCGCTCCATCACCGGAAGACGTAACATCTCCCGAATGGTTTGGATGGGTGTAATTATTGGCGTCACTTGGCGCGTGTGCCGCTTGCGAATGGTCATAAGCGGTCTTGCCGCGGTCGCCGCGATAGGCGGTTTCGGATGTTTCACCAAGCGCCAATCCTCCCGCCGGCCCGGTAATGTCGGCCAGGGCGATCAGATTTGTCCATTCGCCGCCGACGTAGCGCCATTGGACGTGCGTTTCGGTTTTTTGCAGTTCGATTTCCGTGGCGTCTGCGCCGGGATCTCCTTCTTCGCCCTGCGGGCCGACAAGATCAGCCAGGGCGATTAAATTCTGCCATTCGCCATCGCCTAGTTTCCATTGGATATATGTGCCGGAGTTTTGTATCGATACTTCATTGCCGGGATCGCCCTGCGGGCCGACAAGATCAGCCAGGGCGATTAAATTCTGCCATTCGCCATCGCCTAGTTTCCATTGGATATATGTGCCGGAGTTTTGTATCGATACTTCATTGCCGGGATCGCCCTGCGGGC